AGAGGCAAATGGGCAAGGCCGCAAGTCTTGCTATGGAACTCTCAAAAGAAAAGAAACGTCTGCAAGAAGAACTTGAAGATATGCAGGCTCAGTTTGAAGAAGTCTCCCCTAGCACACCATCTGGAGGCCCAGACAGCTATCTCAAATGGATAGGTGTAGTTGCGGCTGTGTTTGGAATATTTCTACAAAATGCAGGACTACCCATTTATGGTCAAGTTTTTTATATTATTGGTACTGGCTGTTGGACTGCTGTAGGATTTTACTGGAACGATAAAGCAGTCATGTTAGGCAGTGTTATTCCAGCTACTTCAGTTGCTATGAATTTAATTCAAAAACTAGTAGAAATGTACAGATGAATGAAGAAAAGACTTGACATTTTAACTACTCTATGGTATACTTATAGTATAGTTAAATGAAACAGTAACTAAAATATTCCTTTCACTTCTGGCATAGTGTCGGAAAGAATTTAGAATATTATCAATAGTTGCTCGCCAATATAGGAGAACCTAATGGCATCAGTTAGTAGAAGAGTAAAACGTGAAGTAGATAGACGTTTCAAAAAGTTAAATCTTACCAGAACGGAAGATTATGTATATTGTTCGATGTTTGAAGAAACATTTGGACAAGGTGAAAAATCCGAAAAAAGAAATCATAGAGGTGATATCACCATTTCGTGGATTAAAGAAAATATTAACAAATTTATCACAGGAATTCGTGAGTATCAACGATTTAAAGTCAAAGATACTGATTGGAAACGAACTATTGTACAAGATGTTCTTCTTGGTGGTATTCGTGTCGCTGAGTTAATAGTTAGAGTTATCATGAAACTTGATGATGAAGGTAATCAAGTATTTGAATTTGAGGTGATTGATGGACAGCAAAGAATAACTGCTTTCATTGAATTCTTCAATGATGAATTTACCATTGATGTTCATGGTACAGAAATGACCTATACACAAATGGAAACTCAAAATGCTGGACTATGGAGAAAGTTTAATGAACTTGCCTTTGGTGCAGTTTTTTATGAGAATATTACAAACGAAGAAGCATCTATTATTTTCAAGAAAGTTAATGATCAAACAGACATTAACTGTCAAGAAGATCGTAATGCAATTTTCGGCCCCTATTCCACATATATTGCTGATAGAACATATTATGGAAGCGAGTCAACGCCACTTCATAGTTTGTTTGAGAGACAACTAAAATCAATCAAAAACAAGAAGGGGAAAGTAACTTCTAAGAAATTGGTACTTCCCAATTTTCCAAAGTTAGACATTAGTAAATGTCGTATGGAACAATTAGAATGGTATTCCCACTTAATACATTGGCATCATGAGGGATTGAGAAGTACCACAACTCAAGATTCCCATACTTTCTGGCAACTGAAGCTTGACCCTTATGCTTTGGAGTATAATGGAAAAGTTAAAGCTGAAAAACTTTTGAAAACTGCTAATCAAATAATGGAATCAGCTTCACCAGATCAAAAACAAGAAGATATTACGCCAATGATACTTCAATTCATGGTTCTTTGGTTTGAAGAACTAACAAAAGGCGATGCTAATATTGGATGGTGGAGCATTGTTATGGATGATTATGTTAATGGGTTTCTTTCAATACTTGATGATTATAGTAAAGATTCTGTAAAAGACGAAAAACGTGCGGAGAATAATCTCAGATGTAGGTTTGTCGGTCCAGAAACTGACGATTTTGGTAAACCTAAATCTTGGATGGTACATGGAACTGATGATATTATGGGAAAAATGAAAGATTTGTTTGGTGGTCATAATTTGAAAGCTATCGAAACAATTCTTCAAGTATTGGAACACGAGCTCACAACAAATCCAGAACAGTTTAGTGCTTTAGAACTTGATCCCATTAGAATTTTTGATAAAAGTATGGTTATTGAAAAGTGGAAAGAACAGGGTAAACTTGATGCTGAAACTGGTAAACCACTTGACATTAATAACCTTGCTGGTGATCATATTATCGCTCATAAAGAAGGAATAAAGGCTGGTGGTGTAACCACATGGGAAAACCTTCAAGTAATTTCAAAAAATCGAAACCAAAAGAAAGGAAGTAGTAGTCAATTTTTAAAGATGGCTGCTTAAAAATTAAAGCGAGTAGTTGTCGGCAACGCTTTGGAATACCATTCCGAAGAACTTGGTTCAACTCCAAGTGCTCGCTCCACTTTCACATAAATTAATTATGAAAAAACTCGAAAACAAAATTAACAGATGGTATGGTTCTAGTAAAGTAACTAGACATTGGCTTGCAAAACATTGGTATCGTTGGATAACCTTTGGGTGTTCTCAATGTTATATACCTTGTAATTGTTCTTCCATATATGAACCTAAAGGTTTTGCAGAAATGGCAAAATATTGCTATGAAACTTATGATCATGGTTATAAATAACTATGAAAACAAAGTATAAACTAATAGTGAATGGTTCTGGAAGTTATTCAGAAGATTCATTGTTCAAACTATATTTTACGATTTTACGACATCGCTTCCATCATCTATGTAAAGGTGAAGGATGGCGAGATTGAGGCTGACCATAGTGGTAGTCTCGCAACCAATCTCAAGTCCTGTGCTATGGATTGAGATTTCTTCAACACCAACCTTGCTTATATAAGGAGGAAATATGGTATCATTAGCACCACACTCACAATTTACTGCAAACGATTTAGAAAAATTCATGGGGTTATCCATTGGATTTGATTCTATGTTCAATCGTCTTGCGAATTTCCCACAACAAGAGAATGGGTCTTATCCACCTTACAACATCCGAAAAGAAGATGACTTCAACTTTGTCATCGAACTGGCACTTGCTGGTTTTTCGGAAAAAGATGTTGAAATAGAACTTACGGAAAATGTTCTTTCTATTCGTTCAACTGATGAAAAGGGAAAACAAAACTCGGATACACCAGATTATGTCCATAGAGGAATTGCGAATCGCTCTTTCTCTCGTAAGTTTTCTCTGGCCGATGACATTATTGTCAAAGGTGCAGAGTTTGAAAATGGTCTTCTTAACATCACTTTGGAAAGAGTTGTTCCAGATGAAAAGAAACCAAGAATAATTCCAATCACAAATCCAAATGTGATTGAACACAAGAAGAAGTAATTTCTTGTCTCCCTTCCAGAGAACTATATACTCTGGAAGGGTTTTTTTATTTTAAATTATTAGGAGATTATTATGTTACCTTTATTATTGTTTAATGTTATTTCTAGTCTTGTCATAGATAAGGCTCAGACCTTGGCGACTGAGCATGTGGAAAGTATGATAGAAGATTTACTCCCCAAAGACGCAAAAAAAGAATTAGACAAAGCTATAAAAGAAGACCCCTCGCACCAATTCACAAATGCTAAAGAGGCATTGATGGCTGCTGTTGAGGGTAAGTTACCTATCGTCAAAGCTGACGGAACACTCAAACCAATCGAAAAAACATTCACACTTACATTTGATCCCACTAATGGTTCAGTTGATATTAAACAAACTTAGGAGAATATAATGGCAACCAAGACACCATCTTATAACGGACACCTGACAAAAAACTTTGGGTATCAAGAAATGATAAAAAGTTCAACTGCTGATCGTTTGGGTATATCAAATGACGCATCAAGAGAACACGTTATCAATTTAGTCAATCTCTGTAATTTTATCTTACAACCAGCAAGAGAAGAGTTCGGAGTTATTCGTATCAATAGCGGATATCGTTCTCCTGCATTAAATAAGGCAGTAGGGGGTTCAGCAACAAGTCAGCATTGTAATGGTCAAGCAGCAGACTTTGAATCAACACGAATTTCAAATCCAGAATTCGCACGATGGATTGAAAAGAATTTAGAATTTGACCAACTCATTTTAGAATTTTATGATGGGGTTGATCCAAATAGTGGATGGATTCATTGCTCGTATGTTCTTGATGGGAGTAATCGTAATAAAACAATGACAGCATTGAGAGTAAATGGAAAAACATCTTACAAGCCAGGTCTTCTATCATAAGGAGAGAGGAATGAAATATTTTTGGAAAACGTATTTGGAATTTTTATTATTCATAGGTCAATTTAATTCAAGAAAGAATTGGATTGACAATCACGTTATAATATGTTATAATAACTTAAATCAATGTTGCTATTTTTCAAATAATCTCAATGAAAAAACATAAATGAGTTTTTATACAAACGTTGTTACACTCGGAAATAATATACTATTTCGTGGTATTTCTTCTGACGGCAAAAGATTCAAAGACCGAATAGAATACCACCCTACCTTATTCATACCCACCAAAGAAGAAACAAAATTCCGAACTCTGGAAGGTGAACCAGTTGGAGAAATCCAGCCAGGAACTATGAAAGAGTGTCGTGAGTTCATTCGCAAATACAAAGATATCGACAACTTCAACATTTACGGTAATGATAAATGGGAATTTTCTTTTATCGCAGAACACTTTCCAGAAGAACATATCAACTATGACTTTGAGAAGATTCGTATTGCTTATCTTGATATTGAGACTGGCTCTGAGAATGGATTTCCTAACATCGAAACTGCTAACGAAGAAGTAACAGCAATCTCATTCAAGGTTGATAAGAAGTGTTTTGTTTTTGGTAGAGGCGAGTATATCAATGAAAGAAAAGATGTCTTCTATTTTCGATTCGATAGTGAACGAGCACTGCTCCAGAAGTTCTTTGAAGTATGGGATAAGGAATCTCCTGACATTATCACAGGGTGGAACATCGAAACATTTGACATACCCTATCTTGTCAATCGTGCTAAGAGATTATTTGATTCCAAGAAAGACCCATCCAAATTACTCTCGCCTTGGAGAAAGGTAAGAGAGTATATGATGTATGGATTGGGTGGCAAAGAAATCCAAACGTATTCGATTATGGGAGTGGAAACACTTGATTATCTTTCCACATATCGTAAATTCACTTCTGTCAATCAAGAGTCTTATCGTCTTGACCATATTGCTTTTGTTGAATTGGGTGAACGTAAATTGGATTATTCCGAGCAGGGTTCTCTCCATCTTCTTTACAAAAACGATTATCAAAAATTCATAGAATACAACATCAAAGATACCGAGTTGGTGGAACAACTTGAAGGTAAGATGAAATTACTTGAAATGGTAATCTCACTCGCTTATCTCAGTAAGGTAAATTATAGTAATACATTTGGTCAAGTAAGAATGTGGGATACTCTGATTTACAACAATCTTCTGAGGAAAAACATTGTAATTCCACCCAAAACACATTCTATCAAATCTGCTAACTTTGAGGGAGCATATGTAAAGGAACCACAAATTGGTGCTCATAATTGGGTTGTGAACTTTGACTTGAACTCACTTTATCCACACCTCATAATGGGTCAAAATATTTCACCAGAAACTTTGATTACTGATGAACTTCCACCCGAATTACAAAAAATCAAAGATGCACGGCCAGGTGTGAATGGATTGTTGGATGAATCGATAGATCTACAAGCACTGACAAAATACAAAGTAACCTATACTCCTAACAACGAATTTTACAAGACGGATAAACAAGGGTTTCTTCCTGAGATGATGCAAGAACTTTACAACAATCGTGTCAAATACAAATTGTTGATGATTGAAGCGAAGAAGAAGTTGGAGAAAGAGAAAGATAGAAAAGAAAAGAAAGAACTGTCTAATCTCATTTCCAAGTATCACAATATGCAGAATAACCTAAAGATTACTCTCAACTCTGCTTTTGGTGCTATGGGCAATCAACATTTCCGTTATTTTGACCAACGAATCGCAGAAGCCATTACTACTTCTGGGCAGTTAGCCATCAAGTGGGTTGAAAAAGAAATCAATCGTTATCTGAATGAGGTACTAAAACCAGAAGAAGAAAAAGATTATGTTGTAGCGGTAGATACTGATTCCGTTTATATCTGCATGGATGACCTCGTAAAACAAGTGTATGGGAATGACATAGAAGATAAGAATAAGGTGATTGATTTTCTCGACAAGGTTTGTGCTGACCAGATGGAAAAAATCATTGATAAGTCATATGATAATCTTAGTTCTTATATTAATTCGTTTGAGCAAAAGATGGTAATGAAACGTGAGAATCTTGCAGACAAAGCACTGTGGACTGCCAAGAAGAGATATATTTTAAATGTGTATGATTCGGAGGGTGTGAGATACGAAGAACCCAAACTTAAAATGATGGGAGTGGATGCAATAAGAAGTTCAACACCTACTGCTTGTAAAGAGA